AATGAAACCAAATTGGGGACCTATGTTATTATCATTATTATTTTTGATAACATTTTTAGTTATTTGTAATACAGCATTAGGTGGTGAAAAATCACAATGGTTAAATAAAAACCCTTGTATGATTAAAACTATTACTACATCAACAACAAAAAATGGTGTAACAACGGTGACAAAAGAAGAAGTATTAAAATGTAAAGACGGATATGATGGACCAAATTATTGGGAACTATTCGCACAATTTTATTATGCAGATTTGACAGTTCCTGCTTATTGTAGGAAATTTGCAAGACCAGACCATCCCTTTAAGACGCCAGGGATAGTTTGTTTAAGTGAAGATGGCGACTGGAAAGAACAATAATGACCAAATTATTAGTTATTATTACTTGTATCGTTGTTCTTACGGTACATTGGGGAACATTTAAGGACAAAGTTAATATGGACAAAGTGGTCGATATTACTACAACTATAATTCAAAAAGTGAAGGAGTAAAATACTATGATTATTAGAATTATAATGATTGCTTTACTTTCCTTGGCTCTTACTAACTGTTCAAAAACATTGACAGGTAAGGCAGATAAAGACAAGGTCTATAAAGTAAAAGAAGAAGCAAAGATTAAGGATGGTCGTATTCTTAATAAAGTGCCTCAATGGTTCATTGATGCTCAAATCGAAAAAGGTTTAGTTACAAACCGTGATGCTGAAAACTTTATCTATGCTGTAGGTTCTGGAGAAAGTCCTGACTTACAAATGGCAATGGATAAAGCAATATTAGTTGCAAAAGCTAGTCTTGCTGACCAGTTAGAAGGTATGCTGAATAAGCGTTCCAACTATTTTATTACAGAAGATGGTAAAGAAGGTAACAAGCAAGTTGCTTCTAAAATTGACCAGACTACTGTTAATATAATCAAAGACACAAAAGTCCGAGGTTATGAAGAATGGCATAAGGCAGTTTTTGAAACACCAAACAATACTTATAGAGTTTATATAGGTCTTAAATTTGGTGTTGGTGACGCTAACAGATTAGCAGAATACATTAAAGATAATGCTATTCCTAATGTTGATGTTAATAAATTAGCAAAAGCAGCAACCGATGAATTAGTTGCTGTTCCGACAGAAGAAGTTGAAGAAACGGAGTTACAATAGGATAACTATGTCAATAATAGTTTATAGTAAACCTGCCTGTGTTTATTGTGATAAAGCCAAGGCGTTATTAACACGCCTTGGGTATGAATATACTGAAAAGGTAGTAACCAAAGATATTTCTTTAGAAGAATTATTTAAAGAATTAGGTAAACAGGTTAGAACAATACCGCAAATTGTTATAGATAAAAAACACATTGGCGGATATAATGAATTAACAGAATACTTTGCTGACCAAGGTAAAATTAACTTTAAAGGAGAGAAATTATAATGGATATAGTGGGACAAACTTATAGAACAAAAGCAATAAGACACGATTTAAAGAAACCAACAATAGTTGAATTTCTCCGTGATGGTGAAGTTATTAGTGGAACATTTAAAATTGATAAAAAAAATGATAATTCAGATGGTCCTTTTATTAGCACGATAGATTGTGATACAAAAGCGTGCTGGATTATAAATGCAGACACAATTCAATCACTTACAATATTATGAACAAATTTAATAATGTTATTGTTTGGTATTTTGTTCTTATTTTTATATTATTCTTTTTTGTTTATATCGTAGTATGATAGAATCAGAAACAGATAAAGCGTGGGAAGAATCTAAAGTTACCCTTACAGAAGCAGAAGAAAAGAAACTAAAAGATAGAGAGCGTATGGCAGAATTACGCTCCAGAAAGAAACCCCCAAAAATGGCAGGTGTTCATCCTACCGTATTAGCATTACCAGAAGATAATTCTTTTTCATTAAAAAATGTAAAAAGATGGATTGAAACCCAAGAGGGTATTGCTAGGTCAGCAGGACAAACTGAACGCTCAAGGTCAACAGAAATGAGCCAGAAAAAAAGAAATGAAGCGATGAGAAAACGAATGGATGCTCAAGGATATATTCGTACTATTAAAAGATATATCAAAACAGGTGATTGGGATGGTATGTATTGGGGAGAACACGAACAAAATCTTACAAAATGGAAAGTGATTGCACCATCAGGTGAATTATAAATAGTCATATGAACTTAACACTATCAGATAACGCTTATACACACATAGGACACCTTTTAACAGAGCATAATAAGAAGTATGTTCGATTACAAGTAAAAGGTGGTGGGTGTGCTGGTTTTGAATATGAGTGGACATTTGAAAATGAACAAGATAAAGATGACCACTTGATAGACGATAGATTATTAGTACATAAAATGAATGAATTATATTTGTCAGGTGTTGAAATAGATTATAATAGTCAAACATTTGGTAGTACATTTACATTTAATAACCCAAAGGCACAATCACAATGTGGTTGCGGAACATCATTTAGTATATGAGAGATTTTAAACAATACATAATCGAGGGTGTTTATGACCCTAATATTTTCAAGGCATTTTTCCTTGCAGGTGGTCCTGGTTCAGGTAAATCTTGGGTTTCTCATAAAGCATTAAGTGGTATGGGATTAAAAGTTATTAATAGTGATAATACATTTGCAAATGCTTTAAAGAAAGAAAGAATGGGATTAGACTTTTCACAATATAGTCCTAAAGAGATTGAACGCCGAGACGATATAAGAAGAAAAGCAAAAGTAAGAACAGGTACACAATTAAAACTTGCATTAGAAGGTCGTTTAGGACTTATATTAGACAGCACAGCAAGGGATGTTGCAAGAATAGAATCAGAAGCAAATATGATGAAACATATAGGTTATGATACTTTTATGGTATTTGTCAATACAAGTTTAGAAGTTGCATTAAAAAGAAATCAAATGAGACCAAGAAAATTACCAGAAGCGATTGTAATAACAAATCATAAACAAGTACAAAAGAATATAGGTTTATTACAAAGACTATTTGGCCAAAGTAATTTTGTTATTGTTGATAATAACAAAGTGGCAGAAGATGTTAACCCTTCTGTTCACAAAGCAATACGAAGAATGGTTAACAAAAAACCAACATCATATCAGGCAGTATCATGGATCAAGCGAGAACTACAAAAAAGAAGAAGATAAAAATGGGTAAATTATTACAATTTCCTACTAGTAGGATACAAAATAGAGTTAAAATACCTGAACTATCAGAAGAAGAAAAACAAGCAATTAAAGAAGATAAATTTATTGAGCAATTGACAGAGCAATTATCAATGGATATTTTAGGATCATTTCAGGATAATGTTGTCCATTTAAAAAGTGATTTATTTTTAAAAGATTTAGCACTTGTTATTGAAGCAATTAAGAGTTTATTAAAAAGAGATTTTAATAGAACCCATCCAATGCAGGCTGTTACCGATAATCTTATAAACATTATAACAACAAAAGATGGTAAAAAACTTACTGATATTAATTATAGTAAGATTATTAAAGTACAACATAAGCCGAAACCACAACCACAACCTAAAGAAGAAAAGACAATAGATTTTGAAACCGATATGAACTTGGACTAACCTATTGACAATCCAAAGGGATTGTGTTATACTAGTATTATGATTATAGTTGATATAAACCAGATAATGATATCTAACTTGATGGTACAAATCAATGGCAGACAAGCAGTAGCATTGAGTGAGGACCTTGTTAGACATATGGTTCTAAATTCTCTCCGTGGTCACAATAAAAAATTCAGAAAAGAATATGGCGAAATGGTAATCGCTTGTGATAGTAAGAATGTATGGAGACGAGAATATTTCCCAAATTATAAAGCAGGCAGAAAAGCAAATAGAGAAAAATCAGAACACGATTGGGATTATATATTTAATTTATTACACATTATTAAAGATGAAATAAGAAACTTTTTACCTTATAAAGTTATTGAAATTGAAACAGCAGAAGCAGATGATATTATTGCTACATTAATTAGAAGAATAGAAAAACAAGTTGGTCCTAATCATCAAAAGAAAGTTTTGATATTATCAGGTGATAAGGATTTTATACAATTACATAATAATAATGTTAGACAATATAATCCTGTACTATCAAAGTTTGTTGGAAAGGGAGAAAATCCAAGTATATATATTAAAGAACATATATTAAAAGGTGACCGAAGCGATGGTGTCCCAAATATATTATCAGATGATAATGTTTTTATTGAAGGTAGACGACAAAGACCTTTAAGTAAAAAGAAAATCAATGATTGGGTAAATCAAGTCTTTATGACTTTTACCGAAGAAGAACAAAAGAATTACGACCGAAATCGAAAACTAATTGATTTAAGTTGTATACCGCCTGAACTAGAGGCGAAAATTAATAATGAGTTTAATGATGTTAAAGTAGCTAGTAGAGATAAAATACTAGGTTACTTTATAAACAAAAGACTTAAAACTTTAATTGAAGTTATAGACGAATTTTAACTTTGAAAGAACTGTTAAGGAGAATAAAATGGTTATAATAAGAAGAAATCCAGATGGAAGTATAGCAAATCCAGATGTAGCACAAACAACACAATCACACCCAGCATTAGCAAACAAAAGAGGAATGCAAGCATTAGCGGATGCAGGTAGACCAGTTGCTGTTTTGATGAGTGAGATTGCTACTAAAGTAAATAATGCTAAAGATAAACCAAGAAAATTAAAAGTATTAAAAGATAATGATTCAGTACCTTTAAGACAGGTATTAAAAGGTGCATTTGATCCTAATATAGAATGGTTATTACCAAAAGGTGATGTGCCATACACAGCAAATGACGCTCCTGTTGGAACAGAACATACTGTATTATCCCAAGAAGCAAAAAGATTATATCTTTTCACAAAAGGTGGTGATAATACATTATCAAATACGAAAAGAGAAACACTTTTTATCCAGATGTTAGAAGGATTATCTGCCGAAGAAGCAGATTTTTTAGTGACCGTTGTGAATAAAAAAGTCAATAATAAATACAAAGGTTTTACCGCAAATTTAGTAAAAGAAGCGTTCAATTGGACCGATAATTTTATGAAAAAAGAGTAAAATATATTCTAAAAACCCTTATTTTTCAACATTTTAGACTACTTTAAAGTATTGATTTATAAGGGTTTTTTATTTTAAGGAATCGCAGAAAACAAGGGTTTTTGCTGCCCGATAGTGCTTGATTTATTGCTCGAAATAGTGTATATTATAAGAATAATAATAAATATAAGGATACATTATGATAACTAACGACCAAATGATTATGCAGACTTTAGATAATATCTCAAATTTGAATAATCAAATAGAAATACATCTAAACATTTTGAGAAACCTAGATTTAATAGGACCAAATGCTTTAGAAATACACGACCAGGTGACTAGTATAAGTCAAGGTCATAACAGCATACAAACCGGGACTACTAATGCTATTAGTATTATAGACCCAATTATTACGGAGGACGCTTAATTATGAATAATCCTGCTGATAATATGTACTGTCTAGTATCATTTGCTGATAAAGATGGAAACCCACATAAAGACCTAGGGCATCCAAAAATTTTAAAAATTCAAGGTGTTGTTTGGTTCGCAACCGAAGACCTTGCTTATCATTACTATATGATGTTAGATGAAAAACATAGAGAGGACCATGTTTATCCTATGCTAGAAGAAAATTTATCTTGGCATTTTAATGTTGGTTCTGATTATATCAAAAAAATGAAAACTGAAACCAGGTTAACTAAACTTGAAGGTAAACCTGGCGTTTTAGTTGGGCAAGGTTCAAGTTTTGAAAAGGCTATTTCAGAACATAATAGAGGAGTACAATAATGGATATTTTATTATGTATAGCAGTTATACTATTTTGTATAGTTGCAGGAGTTTATTTAGTGAGTAAAGCAGTATGAAATTAAATAGATACGAAAAGAAAATAATTAAAGCAATATGTGAAAGCCGTAAAGGCATATACGAAACACCAAGGCGAAAGAGAAGTGAATATAAACCTTGTAAGGAATATGACGCTGCTCTTTCTTTATTTTTAAAGAAATTGATTTATGCAGAAACAACAAATGAGTTAGAGTTTGAAGGACCTGCTCTACCTGAACCGAAATATAGGTGGTTCACTTGTAAGTTGCATAAAGAATATGCTACAAAAAGAGAGTTGAGGAAACTACTATGAGATACTTTTCAACAATATTAACAATTTTAGGTATATACTTTTTTGTATATGCTTGTTCTGATAAACAAAATGAGTGTACTGATGATGGTTGTCCTGAATGGAATGAGTTAGTGAATCCACCAGATTTTGAAATAGAAATACCAGAAGCAACTGATGATATACGAGGTTCAATTGAAAAAGATTATTCAATAATACCAGTTGTATCTACAAGCAACAAAGATGAATTTGTTTATTCATTAAACCAATGTATTACACATTTATATAAAGATATACCAATAGAAAAGCAAATACCCAGAGAGTTAATTATTGCTCAAGCAGCAATTGAAACTGGTTGGGGAGAAAGTAGATTTGCTAATGAAGGTAATAATCTATTTGGTATTAGAACTTGGGATAAAGAAGAAGAATACTTACTACCTATACCTTGGACAAAATGGCCAGGTTGGGGTGTAAAAGTTTTCAAAACAAAATGCGATAGTGTTGCTTATTATATTAATATGATAAACGAAGTATTTGCTTATGAAGAATTTAGAGAAGTAAGAGCAAAAATATTAGAGTATGGAGAAATACCAAACGGACTAGATTTAGCTCCTACATTGACAAAATATGCTAGTAAAGAAAATTATACTGAACTAATAGCAGAACTAATTGAATTTAACATAAGAGGTGTATATGATTTGTAATGAAGAACTATATTGGAGACGAGTAAAGAATCTTTATCGAGCATGGCAAACTGCTGAACATCCAGATTTTAAAAGAATGTGGGAAGATAAATTACAAGAGTTAATGAAACAGGTTGACAAGATAGTATTTATTTGATATAATAGACATATGAATATTTTTTATTTACATAAAGATCCAAAAATTTGTGCTCAATACCATAATGATAAGCATTGTGTTAAAATGATTTTAGAATATGCTCAATTGATGTGTACCGCACATAGAGAACAAGATGGTCAAGTTGATGAAAGTTTTTATAAGTCAACACATAAAAATCATCCAAGTGCCGTATGGGTAAGAGAGTCCGCATATAACTATTATTGGTTATATCAATTGTGGACTAACCTGTGTGATGAATATACACATAGATATGGTAAAACACATTTAACAGATACCAAATTAAGAAAACTATTAAGAAACCCACCTAAAAATGCAATACTAAACAAACCATTTACACCACCTACACCTGCAATGCCAGATGATGTAATAAATGTGGATAGTTTAGTTGCTTATAGAAATTATTATAAAACTTATAAAGAACATTTAGCAACATGGACAAAGAGAGAGGTACCTGAATTTTATGCCAACATATAGATTTAAAGACCATAACACAGGAAAAGAATGGGAAGAATTAATGTCTATTTCTGAAATGGAAAAATTAAAAAAGAAAAAACATATTGAATTATTACCACCAACACAAATGAATATAGTATCAAGTGTTGGAACAATAGATGGAAAAACTGATAGTGGTTGGAAAGATGTTATGTCGAAAATATCTGAAAAACATCCTGATAGTCCACTTGCAGAAAGATATGGTAAAAGAACAGTAAAAGCAACACAAATAGAAAATATAAGAAAAAAACATAGAACTAGAGCATTAAAGGGCGGAGGAAGATAAATAGTAGTATGGCAGATTTTGATTTTTTAGATGGCTTTGATGCTGGTGGTGATTGGGGTTTTACCTCGGTTGCAAGTAAACCTGCAGAAACAAGTAAAAAAGAAACAGAAACAGTAGTTAAGCAAACTGCTGAAGGAACGGCTAAAGCCGTTTCAAGCGAAGTTATTAATAGATTAGAAGGTAAGTTAGATAAACTTACAAGATTAGTAGGCGACACAAAAGAAACAGTTGTCGCTAAGAATGAAACAGAATTAGAAATTGCTAAAAAACAAATGGATGATGAATACGATTTACGAAAAGATAATATCAATAAAGAAGCAAAAGAAAAGTTTAGTAAATTAGAAAAGTTAATCATTCCATTGCTTATCAAATTAGCAAAAGCACCCGAGGCTTATATCCATTGGCCAAATAGAGCAGAAGTAATCGAACAACAAGTCAAAAAAATAGTTGAAATAACAAGGGGGTAATTCATGGAATTATACCAAGTACGAGTGGTGGCCGATGTTTATGCGGATACCGATTGGGATAGTATTAAGAAAGATTTAGTTATAGCGATTAAAGATAAAGACGGTAATCTAGTTGAAAAAATACCAGGTAAATACGAATCAATTAAGTGTGTAAGTATTACCAATGACCAATATAAAATAAAGCAAGAGCTTGACAAAAAATAATTAACCTGATATAATAAAGATTATGAATAAATTGAATACTTTTATGCAAGAGCGGTACGATATGAAATCATTTACACATACCCCTCCTGCACACAAACTTCCAGATGTAATTACCGAAACAATTAATGGTAAAAGATTTTATGTAACGCCAGAAGGTAAAAAGTATCCTTCAATCACAACAGTTTTATCAGGTAGAAATAAAGAAGGCATTATGAGATGGAGAGAATCCGTTGGTAATGATGTTGCAAATAATATAATGAGAACTGCTGCTAAAAGGGGTACTGCTGTTCATACATTAGTTGAAAACTATTTAAACAATGAAGAACTATCTAATCAAGATGTTTTACCTACAGCTTTATTCACATTAATAAAACCTGAATTAGATAATATAAATAATATTGTAATACAAGAAGGCGGACTTTATAGCGATAAATGGGGTATTGCAGGTCGAGTTGATTGTGTTGCAGAATATAAAGGAAAATTATCAATAATAGATTTTAAAACATCCACAAAAGAAAAGAAAGAAGAATGGGTAGAAAACTACTTTATTCAAGGTTCTGCTTATTGTGAAATGTACGAAGAAAGATTTAACCAAGAAATTAATCAAGTTGTAATCCTCATAGTGACCGAAGATGGTGCGGTTCAAACTTTCATAAAAGATAAGAAAGATTATTTGCCCTTGCTGAAACCAGCAATAGAGGAGTTTTACAAAGAAAATGAAACAATTAATTAAATTTTTATTATGTTTGACATTTTTATCAATAATATTTAATACAGTACAGGCAGAAGAAAATCCAAATATTGGTCCAAGATATGATTTGTCAAAATTGATACCAAAATCTGTGCCACTACTTTGTGGTGAGACCAGATGGATATTTCAAACAGCATATGAAGTGTTCGGCGAAGTGCCTATGGCAGGCGCTGAAATAAGAAAACAAGGTAATCCTGATACTCCTGTTTTAGGTCTTATAACATTTACATATAATAAAGATACTGATAGGGGAACTTGGATGATGACAATACCTAAAATTTATGAAACTTGCATACTAGCATATGGTATGAATTGGGTATTTACTGATGACCTTAAAAAGATTCTTGCTGAAGGTAATGAGAGTAAGTAGTATGGACCTGGGTGCAATACCCAGCGCCTCCACCAA